ATACACGCAGGCCTGGTTGCATTGATTGGACCATCTAAGATCAACGGTATGTAGGTCGAAATTGTCCACGGAATCATAGATGATAGGATCTACAGTTTTTAATTCTTTGAGATAGTATATCCGTTGGCTCACGATGTCAAAACTATTTTTATTCTCTTCCAATCTGTAGCAGCCCTCGCAGTTGCTGGGCTTGGCGTCAGATAACATCTGCCTTTTAATTTCTTTATTCTTTTCTCCACTGACTATTTCTTGTATAGAATTATCTTTGAGATTGCCTATTTTGCTTTTGCTCAACACGCAATTTCTCACATCTCCGTTTTGATGCACAATAAAGCCGGTCCACGGCAAAGGACAGAAGCTCTTGTTTTTTATATAATTCTTAGCGTCCATTACAGCTCTAATTTTGTTTTTCTATATGTTATGGATATGTCGGGTATGTGGGTATTGGGATGAGCAGTAAAAATATTAATCACAGACTTAGTCCACTCGTCAACATCTTGTTTGTTTGTGTTGTCCCATTCTTTTTGTGTGGCCACTCCTCCGGGACGTATCACGGATATGCTGGGCCAAACGTTCTTATGTCCCAACTGTTTAGATGCCTCTTCTAATGATAATTTCTGTATCCTGTATAAACTCATAGCAATATCATCCAGCCCGTCCGGTGCAGAGTGTATAGGAGATTGTGTCATCGCTGTGCTGATGTTCCAAATATATTTCTTTTGTCCTTGCCATCTTCTCCAAACCTCATACAACAGCTCCGTCTGTGCAAACATGCTCTGGGCGTTGTTGATAAACAGATCACATGGCTCTATGAGTGAGGCAGTGTGTTCGGTCCTTCGTATATTTTCTCCCGCACTGCGGCTGATTCCAACTATGTGGTGTCCCCTGGTGGCAAGCGATTGTGCAAAGGATTTTCCAATGCCACCTGTGTGGCCTGTGATAGCGATTTTCATTATCAGTTATTTACAGACAAAAATGTAGCCAATAAATATTTTCAATCATGATACAGACCATAGAGCCCGCCTATCTACCAGCACAGACCATGAGCATACTGTTGGACTGGAAAGTTACATTGAAATGTAACTACGACTGTTCTTATTGTTCCACGGATTGGGGACACAATAACAAAATACCACATCCTCCCGTGGATGACTGTGTCAAGATGTTGGCTCAGATGTATCGCTACGTGGATGTGATTTCTAAATATAAAAAAGAAAAATCCAAGACCGCCATAATGAATCTGTTGGGCGGAGAGGTTCTATATCATCCTGAGATGGAACGTATTCTAACCCAATCATCAGAATTATACAAACCCTACCGAGACCGCTGGCATCTCAATAGAAGATTGACCACCAACGCCACCAGTCCCCCAGAGAAGTGGAAATATGTCTGTGACAACATCGAGGGCATCACGGTCAGCTATCATTCAGAAGGACCAGACAAGTTAAAACAGAATGTAAAAAATAATTTAATCTACATGAGAGATAATCGTGTAAAATATGACATGGTGGTGTTGATGCACAACCAAGAGGATTATTGGCAGGACTGCGTGGATTTCATAGAATGGTGCCGCGAAGAGAATATAATATTCCGCCCCAAGATATTGGAGGGTCCATATTTTTACAACCAGGAACAGGTGGCCTATCTCAAAACGTTCTACAACATTGACATCAAGGAAGAAAAACTACAAAGACTTTCTGGCGCTGGCCGAGCCTGCTGTGGTGGGAGGTCGTTGTGCTTTGACAGGAACATCAAAGAAAAACATAATTATTTCCCCCAGGAAGTAAATTTTAAAGGATGGTACTGCAGCGTGAGCTGGTTCTTCCTCACTGCCAATTCCATGACCAGAGAATTTTATTCCAACAGAGATTGTCACAATACCATAGCAGGTACACTAGGACCGTTGGCCACCATGGATAACATGGATGAATACATCAATGGAGTAGACGCTATGTTGGCAAAGGGAGAGTTTCCTGTGATACAATGTCAATCCACTCGTTGTTCCTGTGGATTATGTGCTCCTAAGTCTAGAGATAAAAATACGCTCCGAGAGATAATGGGCACCTATCTAAACGAGCAGGGAATGGAAAACTTTTAAAACCTCCGGCCCAACAGTTCCCAAATAACGCTTTTTTTATTCTGTCGAACCATATCAAGTTCTTTTTGGAACGCTGGATCTTTTTCCGGCGCCTGTTGCTCACTAAAATTATCGTAGGTGCCCCAGTCAGTTATCCTATTGAATATCACTTCGTGTGCATTGAATCTGTCTGCCAGCTCCAACATCTTGTTCATCTCATGCCAGTTGCTCTTCTGCACAACCATATGAAATCTTATACGGAACTGCTCGTGATAATCTTTTATAAATTCTAAATTTTCTAATAGTTTCTCAAATTGTCCACCCCTGCGCAACAATTCATAGGTTTCCTTGGAGGCACCATCGATGCTGATGTTCAACACATCGATCCTTGTTAATATCTTGTCCAATCGCCCAAACATTTTTTTTATCAATAACCCATTGGTCTGTAGATTGAATCTCAGCGTGTTGTTGTCCGGCACTGTGCGCATGAAATATCGATATACCAGGCTTGCAAAAGGATCCCCATCTGATCCTATATGCACAGTGATATTGTTGTGTTTTGCAAGATACTCATTCACCCTATCGGCCAATTCTAACCGCATGCTCAACATCTTGCCTCGCTGGTGGAACACTATTGACTTCCGACAACTGGGGCAACTGAGATTGCAAGAATCATCAATGGCCAGTCGTATGGTTTTTATCTTGGGATCATTCTCCGCATAGTTACGCACATCACCTTTGATAATCCAAGTACACTGTTTCTCATTGCAATAACGATAAGATCCATCATCAATGGAATCACGAAGATGATAGGCCATGTCAGAATGGAATATTTCTTCCAAACTATTTTTGTGTAGGTTGCCCACAGATTGTGGCAACCATGCTGTACACTCGCAGATGAAACAACTGCCTTTCTGATCGATCAGCACAGTGTCAAATGGCTTGGGACATATGTTTGTGATGCCTAGATCCTTGCGAGTGTTTATTTTGTACCAATCGAATAATCTCGTGTCAATCACTTCTTGAGATCCGGGTTGGTGAGGTGATCCAGGGTGACCACTTCATTCGCTGGCACCACGTAAACGTTGCTGGGTGGTTCCGCCTGTTCTCGTGATTGCTTTCTCTGGTCGCTGCGACTACGCAGCTGGTCCTGTTTCTGTTGCTTCCGCAGGTTTCGCTCGCCGCTCTGTGACTTGTATGTGTAGTGTATGCCCATGGGTCATCTCCTGCTGTGTGATCATCGATATTGTAATTATCTTTTGAAATTTTATTATACAACAACACTGGGCGAAGGACAACTGGGGTCAAACTCTTTGTACGCTAACTTACGCTGTCGCTTTTTGGAAAAAAATTGCGCTGACGCAAGGCGTCCAAAAACATCAGCTCTTGGTAAAACTCTCCAGTACAAATGACTTGGCATCATAGCATTCGATGTAGTCGGAATTGTTGGCATGCCTCACAGTGCCCTGTCCCCAGATCACGTCCTGGTCATGCAGCGACACGGCACGCTTTATGGTGACGTCTATATACTGCCCATTGCCCACTCCCAGCGTGACGAACGTGATGTACTGACCTTTGTCTCCACGGAATATCCTGCCATTGGCTACCAGACCTGCGAACTCCACACGATCCATGTACAATTCTTTCACGTACAGCCCATCGAGAAATTTCTTGCCTGACCACCAGCCGTATTTCCTATATTGGAACTGCGGGGTGTCCCATTGATCTGAGCATGATGGAGTAATCACATCCAGTCCCGCTCTCTTGGATTCCAACTTGTAGACCCAGCGACGATATGATCCCTGGCAGTGCTTCATGCAGGCCACCCAGAACTTTTTGTTGTTGTGAGCCTTTTGATAGGCCAATGCCCAGATCAATCTGCCCAGATTCACTGCATGTGCACGGCACAATCCAAATCCCGACAGACTCTGCAGCATGGCCACTATCTCGGACTTGCGTGGATGGTTGCCCAATCTCGTGGTGAACTCCAAAATCTTCTCTTCATTCTTCTTGGCGAATGCACGCCTGTACATGTCGGCCTCGTATTTGTCTATGTCCAAGACTTCCGCTATCCTGTCTATGGCGTCGTCCTCGTACACTATGGTGTCCTCCATGCGCTCCTGGCTCCAGTCATGGAACATGGTAGCTTTCTTCCTGCCCGATATGGCCACCGGTCTTATCAGAGCTGTGGCGAACACGCAGTCCTTCCTGCTGGTGGGTTTTATTGCCCTGAACAATCTCCTCATCGCTGGTGACTCTGCCTGGGTCACTCCCAGCACATCGCCCCTGCACAACAGATCCGCGGTGGCTTGATCATGTTCGGGATAGTCGGTCAATTTGGTATGTGGATCTATCTCCAGCAGCTGGCTGAGTCCTCGGTTCGCCAATATGTCCACCTTGAGATGCTCCAAGTCCTCCACTTCATTCTTGTCCAGCAGGATCTGATTCTCCGCTGTGAACAGGCTCTTGGGCAACGCCCTGTTGAACATCAATATGCCACCGCAGTGTTTGGATATGCATCTCTTTTTGCCTAGTAATTTCTTTTCTATCCGTGAGGCCTCTTTGGTGTCGATGCCCAGCGATTCATATTTGAAGTTGCGTGGTAGGTTGCCACGTATGCCCAGTCGCTTGGCCGCTTCTCTCCTGGCGCTCTTGTCTCTGTACAAGACATAATTAGATATCCTGGCTGATCTTCCCGGCCAGCGATCAAATATCCTCTGCATGACCTCTCCCTGCTTGTGATGGGGGAAGTCTATGTCCACGTCCGGCAGGTCATCCCTGTTGGGATTGAGGAAACGTGCGATGGGTATGTTCCATTCTATAGGATCCACGTCGGTTATGCCCAGTAGATAACACACCAGCGATGAACCAGCGGAGCCCCTGGTCATGTGAGTTATGTCTCGGGTCAGAGCCATGATGTCGCATATTTGTATGAAATAGTCTACGAAACGTAATTTGAGTATGATATTGATTTCTTCTGCCAGACGCTGTGTGTATTGTTCCGAGTCCGGGCACTGCCTGGTAAATCTTTCGTACAGCCTGGTTATGTCGTTCAGTTCCTGGTCCTTCATTGCCTGTGTTCTCTCTTGCCTATTATTGCCTTGAGCAATATTAATTATCTGGGCAGTGTATGGGAGGAAATTTTTTGATGTGCTCTCAACTTGTTCTTGGGAATGTCCACATCTCTGCGATCACAAGCTGCCTTGATCACGCAAGATTCACAGGCAGGATTCCTAGACTTGCAAACCAATTTGGCATGTGTGATCAACCACATGTGTGCTCCGTACTTGTATTGTTCAGGAGTTGTGGCATTCACTGTGATGGATGCCTTGCCCTCATCTAGATTGTCCACCCAACCCAATCGCCACATCAGTCTAAACACATGAGTGTCCACTGCTATGTGTGGTTGACCCCACACGAAACGCATGATGATGTCGGAACTCTTGCGTCCCACTCCAGGCAGTGTCATCAATTCTTCCTGAGTCTGTGGCACTTTACCATTGAATTTTTCCAACAGCATGCGGCTGGTGGCTAGTATGTTCTTGCTTTTGGCATTGAACAATCCGGCTGGTCTGATGGCTTCTATGATGTCTGCTTGTGTGAGTTGGATCATTTCCTCGGGAGTGTTGGCCAGTGCGAACAGTTGTCTGCAGGCCACTGCTGTTCTTGCGTCCTGTGACTGAGCACTCAACATCACTCCTATGAGGCTGGTGTAGGCTCGGGAATATATTTTGGCTTTGGGTTTCTGATTGGAATATCGAGGGTAGTGTTGACTTAACTTTTCGTAAATGTATGCTATATCATTACTGTTCTTCATCGGAATGCAGTTCGTTCAAGAGATGCCTTAATTTGCTGCCTTCCACAGTCGCTCTGACCTTGCCCACCTCGTCTCCCTTGGTTGGATCTGGCTCACTCCTGGCATCTGTGGCAGTGCCATCTGTGGATATCTTGCTTCTCTGTTTGAGATTGTCATAGATAGTGGATGTTTGTTTTTTGAATTGTTGATATTCGGGATCCTCCGCAAGGTCTCTTATCCTCAGAGTGTCCACATCAAATTCTAGATCCACCTTCTGCCCCACCCCACTGCTGCTCCTGGTCTTCATGAACTGCAGTTGATATCTTCCACGCTCTTTCATTGCCCTGCTGGTGAATATACCAAACACGTTGTCCGCAGTCTGCACCTTGCTCAATCCACCCGCTATGTGGCTATGATCAAACTCAATTTCTTCAACGGAGGCCCTGTTCAGCTGAGACGCCGTGACCATCAGCATCTTGGACTCCACTGCCAGGTTTCTTAATTCTTCTGAAACATATTTGTCTTTTATGAATAGATCCGCCGGTGATACTTTTTTGCTCTTTGGCATCATGAGATCCAGATAATCGATCAATATGCAATCTATCTTCTTCTTGTTTTTGAGCTCTAATTCTTTTATGTATGTCTTGATGTCCAACACTGTGCTGCCGGATGGCAGATACTTGATCTGCAAACCACCTGCTTTCTTGGCTATCATTTTGAGCTTCATCTCAACGTTGTCGATCTCTGGGAATATCTTTCTCGTGGGTATGTTTGTGATCATGGCATCCAATCTCATGGCCACCAACATCTCGCTCAATTCAAACGTGATGTAGCAGCAGTTCAATCCTGCGCTGGCCCAATTCACTGCCAGATTCTGTAGAAATAAAGATTTGCCCGCTCCGGAGCCACCCGCAAATATGTTCAGCTCTCCGCGATTGAATCCGCCAAACAATTTCTTGTCTATGTTGGCCCAGCCCGTGCTGACCTGTCCATTGGAATTTTTCAATCTCTCCAATCTACCTCTGGGATCGTCAAAGTAATCCGTTCCTATATCTCGGGTCAATCCAATGTTGACCGCTGCCTTGATCTTGTCCTCCACGGACGCATATTGTCCTTCTCCCTTTTCTAAAATGTCGGCGGATTCTAATATTGCACGCTCCAGCGCCTTGTGCCTGGAGAATGTTTCAAACTCATCCAACAACCATGTGAAGTGCGAAGGATCCAGATCCTTTGCCGCTTTTAATTTGACGTCATGTTTGGCGTTGACCTGCTCCACCTCGGGCAAGACCTTATATTGCTCCGCATAGTCCTTGATGAACTTGGCGACAGGAATTAATTTTCGGTCAAAGTTGTTGCTGTCAAAGATGTTCTGTGCCCGTGCGAACGACTCAGCATCGGCCAGCATCATTTCCAAATATAACTTTTGTACGTCAAATGTGTAATCAGCCATATATCTTCCTCCTCAGATCTATCTTGAGTGCAGTGGACTCTGTAGATTTAAGTATTGATTGCAGTGTGAACAATCTACCATATTTTAACACAGCTTCCGCCACATCCACAACCGATTCGTGCCACTGTGGAAATGCCACGCTCCATCCAAACTCCTTGGCCTGATCTATCAGCTTCATTCCTGGTTGATCCTTGTCCGGTACCACGATCACCTGCCTATTTAATCCTTGTATCAGTTCTCTCTGTGTGTCGTTGATCTCTGAACCCAGTATGGCCACTCCGCCCAACGTGATGGCATCAAACGGTCCTTCCATTACCAACACGAACTTCCTCTGCCAGTCCTGTGCGTCCATGTTGAACACATAGCCCGGCTGCGTCTCCGTGTAGTATTTTATCTCCTTGTTGCGGGTGTCAAATAATCTTCCCGTGTATCCTACCACATCTCCATGCCAATAAAAAGGCACGATCACCCTGCGATGGAAGTCCGCTGTCTGATCGGGCGAGTAGAAAAAATCATACCACTCCGGCTCTATGCCCCTCTTCTTTAAATAATTTAATAGCTGATCTATCTTCTCATATTGCGGATCTGTTAGATCCTTTGCCACATATTTCTCCAACCAATGTTCCAATTTGAAACTGTTCTTGGGCAGTTCCTTCTTCTGGAAAGTTATGAATTTTTTCTTCTCATACTTCACATCTGCTTCTTCATGGCGCATGGCCTCTATGGCCAGTCTCTTAATAGTGTCATCCGCTATGCCCAACCATCCCATCAGTGTTTTCATTTTGACAGTGAGCTTGCGACCGATCACATAACTCGCGGTGTAACCACAGTTGAAACAGTGATAGCTCAAGGTGCCATCAGCGGATGTCATCACACCACCACGTTTCCTCTTGTCCTGTGACTCTCCATTGTACACGCAGCAGGGAGCGTTGAAGCTCATCCAACCCGATGGCGTCTTTTTCCTGCCAGCCGGCAGCGATGTCAGAATTGTAGACTGAATCAGATTCATTCTTACAGTTTAACGTCTATAGAGGATTTTGTCAATTCGTCCGGTATTACCACTGTCATTGCTCCAACTGAATCGCACATTTTCGTAAACTCCAGTGAAGTTGTAATAGCTGACCGCGGTCGAGGACGAGAATGCGATCGGAGATGATTCTCCTGTGGCAGTGATGTTAAAATAGTCCGTGTCTGCGGGAGTTGAAACCATCGTGCCCTGTATTCTCAGCGATCCCGAAAAAGATTTTGTGTACACTGCGATGGTGTGCAAGGCCACGTTGTTGTTGATGCCTGGGTTGGCGTCTATGGCTCCGCTGGTATTGTCCAGGGGTCCTGTGGTGCTGGTGAAATTGTTTACCTCGGTGCTGTCCAGGAAGTCTGGATATGCGCCATCCAACACTTCTATGGTGCCCGCGGCATTGTAGAACGAATCAGCAAATGTCACTGTCCTGGTGTTGTCTGCTGCCACTTCTCTGATGGCATAGTTGTAGAATTTTGCATCTAATGTTAAAAGATCACCCTCTGTGACTGTGATGCTGGCTGTACCTTTTTTAGTAATAGTAGACCCATCGTCTAGTATGGTTAAATTCCTGGTGACAACTGATTGCTTAGTTTCAGAATCAATGAGGTTGAACTCAAATGTTTTGGCAGTTATGTCCTGTGCTTTCTGGTCCTCGTTCTTAAATGTGAAAGAGAGAGGATTAGATACACCTTTATACAGCTTTATTCGCCTATCGTACACAACAGGATTCCTTCCGTGATAACCAGTAATTCCAACAATTACCAGGTTGTTTAGTAAATACCTTGATACAGTTTGCATAGTTCATTGCTCACTGTATTTATTGAATACACTATGAATGAAATTTTTGAAACTTTAAAGACCAAGTTCCCTTTCTTGTCGCTTATACGCAAGGGCGATCTTGAATATGTTGGGATCGTGCAAAATCAAGACAACCAAGTCACTAGCTTCTATGACTACGGCAGGATCATGTTGCCCGCGGACAAAATGAAGTTTTTGAAACTGGGCGAAACTTGGTGGTGGGAATCAAACAGGAAAATACCCATCAACATCTTCCTCAAAAAAGATTTTACATATTTTAGACCTGTTATAGTTACTCTATCCAGCAAGGACATAAAGATAGTGCATGGCCCTGTGGTTAGATTGGACGACATATCCAAAAAGAGGATCAAGCGCAGGACAATACAATTGATGCGCAGGCCTGCTTAATTTTTTTTCCTTTTAATCAAGTTCATCTGCACCACGACTGCCTGTGCGTATGCCACGGCATGTGATTTTTTAAAAAAATAACTGTCGTCCTTTGGTCTTAACCAGACTTCTTTTAATATTTCTGTCCAATACTTGTACATGAGATTTCTTTTGGCCGGTCTTATAATTGCCAAAACCGCTGCCAATTGTTCAATGTTCTTTGGTTCCAGTTTAGATACTATGTCAAAATGTCCATTGATATGGAACAGTTGATCCACGACAGTTTTATCTTTCAGCAAGTTCCAATCTGGTTCTTCCAGCATCAACTCAACCAACTGTTGCTCGGTCTCGATGCCCTCGTAGAGATTCACATTTAATAAATCTATTTTAAAATATCCACGCTCTTCTGCTTTCTTATAATCAAGACTACAAGAATTATTAATAGGATCCACAGGCACTTCCTGAAAGTACACACCAGTTTTGTGTTTCTCCACATCATCGTCCTTGATGATGGCAGCAGGCATATGTTTGAATAACTTCAATGCTTGTTCTCTATTTGCAAAATCTATATCTACATCAGGCATTAGTTGTATTTCTTTCTATTAGTTTCCGATCTTATCAATGCACCTTTTTCTCGATCAATGAATTCCAATACATCCAACGTCAGTTTATAACCCTTGCTCTCCTGTGCAGGATTATTAACTTCTGGCAGGATCACTTCGCCAATAGATCCATTTTGCTTGATCACTATGATGCAGTCTCCATCGGCCACGTCTATGCCTTCTTCCATTTTAATTTTATTACTCAATCTTGGCCTCACGTGCTGTCTCCTGTACAAACAGAGCATCTGCCATGTTGGTCTTGAACCTATTGGACCAAAACTCCGGATTGATAAATCTTTGTACCATTTGCAGTTGCTCATCTGAAAATGATTTTAACATTTTTTTGCCAGCTGAACAACCAAGCACTAACCACGGAGATAATTTGCCAGTTTGTATGTGTTGCACCGATCGCGGAGTATTAACCAAACGAAAATAGTCCGCCCACTGAACGTTCTGTTCTTCCGCCCAGTCCATCATGGTCTGTATGGATCTTGTGAGAGCCGCTTCCACTGGTTCCGTCTTGAGAGTGTCTATAAGGTAAGCCTCGTAGAGATCATCCCTCGCCCAATGATCCAACTTGATTCTGGAACGTATCACATAGTCGATGTACTTTTCTGGATAGAGTGGATTCACGTTCATGATATAACGACCAAATTTAACAAATGCATTGTAGTATGCGCTCTTGCAGAAATCCTCGTAGGTTTTGGTCTTGGAATTGTTTTGATGCACTTGATAAAATTGTTGGAACACCATGAAAGCGCTCTGCACCCACTTCTCATTTTTTTGCAGATGCCTTCGCTTGGGCTCGCAAACATGTACCTGCAGAGTTCTTTCCTTGGTGAAACTCTTGCCACAGAACGTGCAGGTGTTAAGATTGCTTTCCATGGTCTTCCAGTAGTTGTTCCAACTCGCTGTCGGTTATGATCCTGTCCAACGTCTCAAGATCGGACATCTTGGTATTGGGGTATATGTCCATTAATTTTTGCAAAGACTTGTTGGGCGTTTTTTTCATGGGTTTGATATAAGGATGGAACTGTTGTTTCAATCCGCCGCACATGGAGGTTAGTTGCCAGCAAAGTTTTTTATGCTTGCCACTCAGCGTGAACAGATGCTTGTTGACGAACTCATTTATCATCTCCACATAGTGCTCCTGATAGAACCTTTCTCCCGATACTGCCGATGCATATCTCATGGTCATGTAAGGGCTGTATAGTGCCCTCTCCTGATCGTCCACTCGGTCATAATAATCCTTGTTGCGGAAGTCTATGGCCTTCATGCTGTTTCTTAATTCAAAAAATTTCTTTTCACTCATCTTCTCTCCATGTCAAAGCAAACACCGATGCATGCTTGGGATTTTTAAAAGTTATTTCTATGTTCTTGCCTTTTAACTGATAACCTTGTACGCTTAATTTCTTTTTTTTAGCATGTTTCATAATCCATTCAATGTAATGTCGATTCATTAACACAGGTATCTCTCGGTCGTGATCGTCGGGGACCAAGATAACAGGTGCTTCCATTCGAACCACATTGTTTTTTATTTTTACCATACCGCTCCATATTCCAGGAACTCCGACTGCCTTGATATGTCCTTTACGAAATATGCGCATGGAGGATTGTCATTGTCTGTGAGAGGCACCGCAAGTATCTGCCCTGACTTTATTTTTGGGAAATACCACTTCACTTCCTGGTATATGTCCACGATGTCCACCTCTGCGAACGTGGGCTTTGAGTCTGATATGGGATTGAACATAAATGCGTTGAAGCCCCGATCGTTCAAGCTGGTCAGTGGCAGCACATGCAATTCTCCCTGTTCGGGATCTCCTATGATCATTTTCCAATCAAGTGGCATCTTGATCTTGTACTTGCCAATCTGCAGCACCGCCGCTGGTGCGTTGAATGACTCAAGGAATATAAGCGGTATGAAGTAGTAGTCGGGATCGGCCGGATTTGAGTTGTCCAGCACAGCAAATCTCAGCTTGTCATCCACGTACTCGGGTATTTTTTCCAGTATGTAGGTCTTATTTTCTAACGTAAGGATTTTCATAATCTATCTTTTCTATATTATACGGGTAATTGGCCTCTT